GTCGAACAGGTCGCGGTTCCAGGCTTGCGAGAAGCTCAGGGTCAGGAAGCTGCCCACAGGGCGCAGCACGAACTGGCCGTCCTTCAGGGCTTGTTCGAGTGCGCCAGATTCTCGCAAATCTGATAGCCGGGGCTCCTTTCTACCTGATTTCTCAATTTCACGGCTCATTTGTGAAAGTGCCAGTACAGGAACATCCAGGTCTTTGGCCATACCTTTAAGGCCCCTCGATATCTCTGCTATCACCTGCTCTCTTATCTGGTTCTTGTTACTTTTACCAGCACCGATGAGCTGTAGGTAATCAACGATGATAAAATCCAAACCACTTTTGTATTTCTCCTGCACGCACTTCGAATGAATGACTTGAACGCTCTGAGCAAAATTGTCGTCAATGGTAATCGGAAGTTTTGCCAGAAAAGCTGCCGCCTCACTCAGTTTCATCCATTCATCTGCTGTTAAAATGTTTCTTTGGATTTTTGCAAAGGGGATCTTTGAAATAGCCGCTAAATCCCTCTGAGCAATTTTCTTGCGGTTCATTTCCAATGAGAACAATGCAGACTTCTTACTATATTCACCCGCGTTCCTTCTTACCTGCAGGGCAAATGCCGACTTGCCACAACCAGGTCGTGCAGCGACGATGTGCAATTCGCCAGGTTTGTATCCGTAGAAAATATCGTCTATATCTTTTATGCCAGTCGGGATCCCTGATATCTCATCAGGTTTTATTGATTCGATATATTTCAGCGTTTCAACAACCACCCTGTCAGACGGTACTAAGCCGCCTTGAGTATTCCTTGCAAGCAAGTCAGTCAGGTTCTTTTGCAGATCATTCACAAGATCAAAGACATCACTGGACCAGTCAGTAGCTTTAGCAGATGTTTCCCCGGTGAGTTTCTGAAGTTCTCTGGTCATAAACAGTTCGGATAACTTCAGAACGTGATGTTCAAGTTGAGCCGAGTTTGAAACAGCGTTCGACAGAACCATCAAATCTCCCGGCTGAATCAGAGATTCCTGCTTGTCTCTTCTAACCTCTAACCATACCGTCTCTATATCAATCGGGTGTCCTGCATTGAAGAGTTTAAAGATGTATTTGGCTATCAGCTCATGTTGTCCTACGTAGAACATTTCTGGGCGAAACAATGCACCTACCCGAGCAATGGCTGTTTTCTCATTCAGGATTGCCCCCAGAACAACCTTTTCCAGCTCTTTATCGAATAATGTTGTTGCTGCTTGAATCATTTTATTCCAAGGTTTTCCAGTACTTGATTAGTAGATAAATTTGAATTTACTGTTTGGCCTGGTTGAATGCGAAATGTCTTTGTATCCTGCTTTTTTAGCCAGTTTTGGAAATGGTAGCGGTAGTCTTTTACTGCCTTCACCATATCACCTCCAGACTTCAGATGGTTATTAAATGCCGTTAATGCATTTTCCAGCTGAATTTGAGTGATTCTATTCTCTCTGCGTACATGTTCAACAAAGTTTATTGGATCATTGAGGCAATCTGATTTTAGTACATCGATATCTTTTAAAACAGAGCTATTGTTTACAGGAAATAATGTTGGTGCATCAACACTCTCCTTTCCTCTCTTTTCCTTTACTTTACTTTGTCTATTAATGTTTACATTATTAAGTGAAATGTTATCATCCTCCCCAACTATGTATACATTCTTATACGAGGATGTGTCAACAAGCAAATAATCCTTAATTACGTAAATTGATTTTCTCCTTTCGGCTGCCTCAAAATATCTTTTCTGAATACCCTTGGAGGTTAATATCTGGAACTGATCATAGACCTCTTTATCAAAAAAAGACCTCCTGAACAACCCCGCGACCACCTCCTTGACGTTTGAATAGACAATTCCGGCACCGGCTTTTCTTGAAAATAACCGACACTCGTCATCACCCCAACGATAGAAGTATCCTTCTTTATAGATTTTGCAAAGCAGCTTTATAGTGATTACAATTCCGATAGAGCCAAACTCACTATCTATCAGTTCGATCTTGTCATCCTCGAAAAAGGATGTTTCGAACGGGAAATAATCCAAACCTGTTTTGCCGGTGTAAGCCATTGCCCTCTTATTGTATTAAATTGAATACTCTGCTACATGTTTGCCTGTACCTGTTCGAATCAGCTCAGTATGTATGTTATAGCCCTCTTTCCGAAGGTTACCGATTCGCGCTGCCAGCGCATGGCATCCGTACAGTCGGAGAGCCATCATTTGAGTTAGTTTCTTGCCCGATAGTAGCCGGGCAAGAATTTTTTCTTTTTGTGATTTACTCTTAGTTGGCATAGATTACAGTTTATTTTTCGAGTACAAGGAAGCCTAGATCTTTGATCTTCTTAACCTCATCCTCCATGCGTGTCGCAGATTCTGTATGAATGCTTTCATTTAATTCTGGACTCTCAAACCAGAAGTAGACATTAGAATCACTGGTGTCGTAGCAGATGTCCAGAGACAGCTTAATTGGTCGTTCACCAACAAATACAGGGATCTCGATCATGCAGGAAACAGGGATGTTTTCGGACTCGACTGTTTTCTCATAGTTGTTACTACGATTACCCCTTCCATCCTCATTGCGCCCTGCCGCAATGTTCACTTTTACAGAAAGGTTTTTAATTGTTGAAAGAAGTTGTCCGTGGGCCTCTTTGTCAGGGAAGTACTGACGATTAGTACGCAGGAACCCGACAAGCTGTTCCCTGCTGAAATTGTTTCCAACCTTGTTGATTTTGAATGCAACCAGGTCTGGATTCAGCTGAATACAACCAGTAACGACATCATTAAGATCTGTGTTGGGATTTGTTTGTGCTTCAATGGTGAGACTTTGAAAGTCAACCCAGACAATTGCTAATTGTTTGTTGATGATATCCTTCCTGTGAGAGAGAAAATCGACCACACTCCCTAATACACCCTTGAAGGAATATGGTTTTTCTTTTGGAATAGGAGGAAGCTCAGGCAGGTTTCCTTTGCGTTCTTCAATAATAACTTTGTCTCCTTCAACTTGCAATTTAATTTCTGACATGTGATTTTATTTAAATGAATAATGAATACTTACTTTGCGTCGCGAAGAACAGACATAACGGTTTTTTGAGCCTCATTGGCACGGAGACGACGAGAATAGACCATTTCACCATTGTCGTCATAGAAATAGACCGTACCATCTTCGTGGTCTTTGAATCCGTGGAGAGAACCTTTAATTTCCTCTTTACCAGTTTTTATTTTCTGAAGGTGCTCAGAGATCTGATCATTCAAAGGATCCAGTTTGGCTTTGTAATCCTTAACCACCTCCTTTTTCTCATCTTCAATCTCAGAGCGTTTTATGCTGGCTTCAGCAAGATGTTCTCTCTCGATGGTGAGCTCGTTTTCGGTGAGTGTGCGAGTATAGCTCGCTCCCTCTTCGGTGAAGTCCGCGCTGTCACGGAGTATTTGCGCGCGTTCTTCCAGTGGGTAATTCTGATGAAGGTATTTGTCCATCATTGATTTATAGTTTTGAAATGTGAATAGAAAACTTTTCTTTATTAGAGTCTTCTACAATAGCAATATGGGAATGGATTGAGATCACAATAACCTTTGTTCCCTTTTTGGCGATTAACAATGGTTTGCCACTGTTGAAAAAATGGCTGTAGTGGTCCTCCCTGATGATACGAGTTTCACCTGGCTCCATGTTAAGCGCGTCTACGGTGAATAATCGATCTGCTCTTCATCTTGCGATGAAATTTAGCGGGTGTGGTTTTGAATAACCTGTCATATATATCTGCAATAACCGCGATAACACCAGCGGAATTGTTATCAGATACATAATAAAGACGTTGCTTTTTAACGGTCTTTTCCAGAATAATCGTCCTGCTTACCCGCACACCCTTATCGCTATATGTGACCGTTTTCCCGATCATCGGGTTTGTCTCTTGATTGATTACTTTGCCCATGTTATTATGGTTTGAAATATGCCTGGAAACGAACAGTTTGATTATACTCAGGTGATTTGATAAGGCCGTCACCTTTACCAGCTAAAGCTTCTGCACCCGGCTCGTCAAGTACGACTTGTGAGTCGATTGAACTCGGTACCCGGAAACAGATTTGAACAGGGAAGTTGACTTTTGCATCACCGGTGATTACTTTGACAGAAGCACGTTGAGTTGCAGCAATGATACGGATACCACAAGACCTGCCCTTTTGAAGAAGGATGCGAAGGTTCTCTTCCAGGGTTTTATCGGTACCAACAAGCTGTTTTGTCATTTTGGGGTTTCCGTTAGCAAATAGGCCGGTATTTACAAAAGCATATTGTTTAAGATCACTTCCCGATCTGGAATTCGCAACAGCATCGGCAAATTCATCAAAGACAATTAAGGTTTTCTCTTCTTCTCCTTTTCGTACCAACTCTTCCATGAACTCTACTAGAGTCCTCATTGTCTCTTCTATCTCTGCAATATCATTCACTACTTTAATTCCCTCATGAGCATAGCGCTTGAATTCATACTTCGGGTCAAGGATTACGATGTTTTTTACCCCCGCCAGTTTAGCGTATTCAATGATCGAACGAACACAAACAGACTTTCCGCTTCCAGTAGCACCGCAAACAAGTGCATGCGGGGTGGAATGGTTGTCGAGATCCCAAACGATCGTATTATTAAGGTTGTCTTTCCCCAGTGGAATTTTATAACCTTGGAGGTCAGCAGGGTCAAAGATGAGATCCTTGTCTCTTTTCTTAGATATCTCTACTGAAAGGTAGGATTTATCCTCATGGATAACCATCTCCTTTGAGATGCGCACGGTAGGCACATTTAAAGCGTTGGCGATGTCCAATCGGTATTTGAATATTGATGATACCTGCACGCCTGCAGAGATATTGAGAAGATAAGTGTTGCTGGAATAGCCGATAAAGCTATGTGCACACTTTGCTATGATTTTGAAGCTACGTAATACGTGCTCAATCTTTTCTTCCTGAGTCATGTTCTTATCACTTAAATCGTACTGAATGAATTTTTCCGCGTTCTCTTTGAAATGTCTCAACACTGAGGGAGGTACAATGTCAATGGAAGAATCTCTGATCTTCTTGAGACGCTTGGCTACCAGTTCCTTTTTTGAGGTTTCAACGTTGAAGTCTTCTACTTCACAGATCATTGTGCGAGCCCAGAAGTCGTAGAGTTCCGCCATGTCCACCAATTTGTCAGAGGTGTTCATGAGATATGTATAGTCAGGGTTGCTGACTGCCTCAATCATGCGCTTAAGTGGCTCATACAATAGAGCTTCATACAAGCGTCTTGTATTTGTATCAATGTTGATTACTGTCTTAATAAGCTGAGGGGAAAGATCTTTGTTCTGTGAATACTTATTTTCCACGAACCACACTTCATTTACAGTAACATTCGTCTGAGATTCAAAGCAGAGAACGTAAGTGATTGCCTGGGTACCTATGGAAAGAGTAATTTCGTCCTCTGCTGTGTATGTGCCCTTTGATTTGTGGTCAACTATAGCAATGTTGCCGGATGTTGTTTCAACTACCAGATCAACTTTTGCTCGGCAGGGCAGTGGGATGTCTACCCCATTTACTGTAAGAAACTCTTCGAACCGTATCTCTACAGAAAGGATCTGCTTAATGTCATCCTCGTATACCCCCTTTTCTGTAATGAAGTTCTTGAGTAACGAAGTAACGGTAGCAATGGCTTTTTTCTGTGCAGCCTCAATGGTTGGTGTGGTCTTCTGGAGCTTCCATTTATTACCTCCAACATTATCAATGTAGGCGAATGCACATTGTTCCAGCTCCACCAGGTCCAGCATTTTGCCTTCCATCTTTTGTGAGAAGTAGTATTGAAGAGCTTCATGGTATGCTTCACCGGCTATCGTGGTAGCACTGCTTTTTGCGTATAATCCAAAGATAGATTGCATCTCAAAGGCTTTCTCGTTGCGAGCAAAGCTGGTTACTTTAGAATAACTCCAGCTATCAACGAGGAAGTTGCTGAAGTGCTCCTGGTACTCCTCAGGGGAGTATCCCTTATATATGCTTACACTCATGGCATTACAACTTTAGATTGTCCAGTTTGTTCTTGTTGAGTTCTCAAGGTGTCTTGGGGATCCTCCTCGGCCATCTTTGCCTGACGTTCGTACTCCTCCGCAGATTCTTTACACATGTTCTTATGTGCCTCCAAAGCTTTTTTCTGTTTTGGATTGAGGGTATTCCAGATCGCAATTACACCAGCAAGACCAAATTCACATGCCATCAACATATCTGATTTCAACCTGGTGATTTCAGGATCTTCTTTTTCTCCGGTGTTGATCCATTCAATTATTTTTTTACCGGTTTCCTGCCCAATATATCCTTGACCTTTACCAAAAGCGGAACGAAGAAATTCTGGCATCTTGAGAAACTTTTGAGATTTGCCTTCATTCTCCATGAGCAGGGAGGCTGTCATCTCGAACATGAAGTTCTTTTCACAGACAGGCTGAATACCAAGTGAAACAGGCTCCTTTGGATTTTTAAAATCAGTCTTCTCGCGGGCACGAAGGCAACAAATAATATTCATATTGCTTTGCAAAAGAGTGTTCATAAAAGCCTTGTGCTCTCTTTTGGCCATAATCCAGTTAGGCATTCCACTTTTGCCCATTTTGATATTTGCGATGTCATCACATCCACCTTCTCCTTCCCATTCATGTGATACGCTATCGATTACTAGAACTTTAACTCCCGCATCTTGAAATTCCTTTATTGCTTCACGATATCGATTAGGAGAAAATGGAGGATAAAGATCGCCGATCTTAAATGGGCCGTCGAGTATATCAGCATACAGTGAGCCTCTCTTGTTTTCTGTATCCAAGAAGCCTATCTCGGAAGGCTTATCGACCATACCCCTTGCTATTTGCAAGGCTGTATATGTTTTGCCAGATCCAGATACACCGGCGATTCCAATGATCGCCTTACTCTCACCTCGTTTTGCTAACCTGATGTTTAAAATTCCCATATCTTTGTATTTTAAAATTTGCTTTTCGCCGGCCTACTGATCACAGCAGGCTTTTTTGTTTTAAAAGAGAGGGGCCGGATACATAGTATTAAAATTGTTGTATAACCTCTCCGGCCCCAGCGCACTTAAAGAGTCACCTAATGGGTGTGATCTTACTTTTACATGTTACATCGTTGTGAATGAGACCTGCAGTAACTCCCTGGTCCGGCTACACCCAGTGTGCAGGCATTTAAATCCGGAGTATTGCATAGGCTATGGTAAAGAAGGTGATGAAGACGCTCAGAACATTGCTGTTAAAAGAACTTTTAGCCTTACGGTAGCTACCACGGAGCGTCTTCAAGAACTTTAAGTGCCGGCGTGCATGTAAACACTACAGTGATCCACCAGATCGCAATTGCGCAGTTCCTCTATCTGGATTGTCATCGTCTTCCGGCATGCTAACTCTGTGTGGAGAGGAAGGGAGTCGAACCCTCATACCTTGCGGCGCCAGATCCTAAGTCTGGTGTGTCTGCCATTTCACCACATCTCCGAGTGCCGGCACTTTTCCGCGACCGGCTTACGGTTAACCCCAAAACAAGATTTTAAGACGGCTTCCTGTAGATGACAGGCGGCACATGTATTGTCTTGTTTTAACCCCTATGTAATAATGTTATAATCTCTTTGACTCTGCCTAACCTCAAGTACTATCGGAAGTATCTCATTGAGTAGGTGGCCTACCATCTCAAGAACACTTATCAGCAGAGTCTTTCTCAGAATGGTTGCGGTGAAAGAGGGATTCGAACCCCCGGTACCAACTTTATCACCGGATAAAATGCATGCCCTGCAGAAAATCATCTTATCTATTATTCGTTCCAGGGCATGCGATAACTTTATTACTGAGCTTCTTCTGCTGCGGTGTCTTCAGGGCTATCTTTTACTTGAGCATCTTCTTCTGCTTCGGTTCCGATAGTCTGTGCCAGGGGTTCTGGGCTCTGAAGGTTTACAGGTTCTTGTTTCTCTACGGCAACGTCCTGTGCCTGTGTGTTCTGTTCTTGCATTTTGATGTTTGGTTTTATGGTGATTAATAAAAGATTTTGGAAAGAATGCCAGGAGTAAACACAGCCGGCAGTTATCTAAATTCCACGTTATGAAAACTACTTACAGGATATTATTGCTTTTTGCATTTCTTATCCCCGAGTACCTTGGTGTTATCAATAGCAACCAGTACATCACTCAGCTTCATGTCCTTCACCTCTTTAGACAGATCGCCAAGCGCTTTTTTCTTTATATGGCGCAGGTGATATCTATCTTGTGCGGTGAGCAATGTCATCAAGCTCTCGGTTAGTGTTTTTATGCTTTCCATGGCATTTGTATTAATAGTGTGAAAAATGTGTTTCTCTACATGTACTCTTCCCAATCATACAGGTGATCGTCGTATGTAGTAGGGTGCTTATTGCAGCTTCCCCACTTTTTAAGTGCCTTCCAACAAAATGATACCATGAACCAGGCAAATAAGACGATAACAGAAAAGCAGTACAATGCATTGTAGTAGGCTGCTCGCAGCATTGGCTTTTTCATTACCTGCGTTTTTTGTTGAGCAATTGAGGAACCTGACGGTAGAGCTTCCTGCGTTGTCGCTGATTGAGATGCCTTGTTCCCCCTTTAATCCTGGTTATTGGATGTTTGAGAGAATAGATAGCTTCTTTAAGCAAGACAGCCTCTTTCTGAAAAGCTTTGAAGCTTTCTGAGAAGGAATGAATAGCTATGTTAAATGGATTTATGATGAACATTTTATTGAGGTTTGATATTTATGTAATCAGTAAAGAGGAAGAAAAGTCCGGGCAACGAGAACGAAGCCCGGTACCATCTAAACCTATATTACTGTAGCATCCGTCTGTTTTAGGCCAAGAGCTGATCTGATAGCTATCTTGGCATTAATTAGGATCCGATCATCCTCAGTTGTAGGTTGTCCGATCCGTTTATTCAGTTCATTAAACTCCTCGTTGGTTTCCTCTCTTTCTTCAACAAATGCAATCAGCGCATGAAGGAGGGCTGGAGCAGAAGCAATTAATGCAACTTTTTTGAGGTGATCCGCAACATCAGTGTGCGCATATGTATGTACTTGAACCATCCCCTGTGTTGATTGAAAGGTATGACCTCTTTCATATGATATTGCTGCATTCAGAACTCCCAAATCGGGAAGGTCCGAAGTGTTGTATTTAGTAACCATTGAATAAGAATCTAATGAGTTTTAGAAATACCCTGCAAGCGGTGTGGGTGAATTCATGTACTGCAATCAGCATCAGCAAACCACTAAAGATCAAAAGCACTATGCACAAGCAGGTAGGTATCAGGCTACGAAACATGTTTGACACGTTTTTCGTAGGTTTTGAAGTTCTTCCAGCCATTACCAACTGAAAGGAATAGGCAAGCCGCGGCCAGTATCACAGTTCCCACTGTGAAGCAGATTGAATTATCTACCATGATTAAATGATTTTAGAGAGGTCGAAGATTCTTATCTAAGGGGTGTTTTACTGTCTTGCCTGACGCAAAGATTTGCAGAGCATATCTTTCACCAGATGGCTTAAGATATATACGCCAGTGGGTCTTTGCAGTGGTCTTGAAGTACAGGTTCGTGAACACATCTTGCGATGCAGGTATTTGTGGAATACCGGTAAAGATATTTGCAGATGCCTTAGAGGAAATGATCAGTACACCTATAAAAAATGCTATGAGTTTCATTTTAATTATATTGAAGGATTACTGACTAATTTTTTACCAATACCAATTGTTCCCTTCTGGGATATGAGTATAAGAATATTCCGCCTCTACATAGCTTCTTCTTTCCTCAACAGGAAGTACGAGCACC